TCATCCTCCCCGCCACCGCCGACCGCGCCGACTGGCTCACCGCCCGCCGCTCCGGCATCGGCTCCTCCGACGTCCCCGCCATCCTCGGCCTCGTCGACTACACCCCGCCGCTGAAGGTCTACTACGACAAGACCGGCCACGACATCGACGACGCAGGCGAAGCCGCCTACTGGGGCACCGTCAACGAGGAGAACGTCGCCCGCCGTTGGGCCATGCAGAACCGATCCGTGATCCGCCGCATCGGCCTCGTAGCCCACGTCGACCACCCGCACTGGATGACCACCCTCGACCGGCGCGTCACCGAGTGCCCGCTCGCCGAGGACGAGCGCGTTCCCTGCGCGCTGGAGGTCAAGACCCGCAGCGCGTTCAAGTCCGCACAGTGGCACGCCGGGGCCCCCGACGACGTCACCGCACAGGTGCTGTGGCAGATCATCGTCAACGGCTACGAGCACATGCACTACGCGGTCCTGATCGGCGGCAACGAGTACCACCAGGGCACCGTCCGCGCCGACCAGTACACGGACGTGATGGCCGACATCACCACCGCGGTCGACAAGTTCTGGTTCGACCACGTACAGGCCGAGGTGCCGCCCCCGCCGACCGGTGACGGCGAGGCCCTGACCCGCCTGTTCCGTCGGCTCCACCCCACCCGCTCCGGAGCGGTGGACATCGACCGGCAAGACGACGCCCTCGACGCGCTCCTCGACTACGGCACCCACCAGCGCGCCGAGTCCGCCGCGAAGAAGGCGAAGGCCGCAGCGAAGGCCCGCATGATCGCCGCCCTCGGCAGCGCGCAGTCCGCGCTCATCGGCGGCGAGCGCGCCTACTCCCTGGAGCCCAGCAACGCCGCGCCGAAGGTCGACTTCGAGCTGATGGCCGAGCGCTTCCCCGACGCCTACGCCGCGTGCGTGGCCCCGAACCCGACCGAACGCATCGACATCGCCAAGCAGTACAAGGGGGTCAACTGATGGGACTGCGAGAGAACGCAGCCGTCGCCGCCGGCCGCACGCCGACCGACGCCGGCGAGCACGAGAACCCGGCCGAGGTTGAGGCAGCGCCGCTGCCCGACCCGATGGCCGACTACGAGCCCGGCGACGACGACCCCGAGATGGTGCCCGTCCACCTCGCGTGGCTGCGCGTGCGGCGCGAGATCCGGGCCATCGGCAAGGGCTCGGAGTACAACGAGCGCGGCACCCGGTACAGCTACCGCGCCGCTGACACGGTCGTGCAGTACTTCGGTCCGATCACGATCAAGCACGGCGTGAACGTCCTGCCCTTCAGGACCGAGACGACATACGGGTCCAAGCAGACCAAGTCCGGCGGGTCGATGCGCGAGTGCTCGGTCACCGTGACCTGGCACATCATCGGTCCGAAGGGCGACTTCCTCGTCACGCAGACCGCCGGTGAGGCGCTCGACACCTCCGACAAGTCGACGACGAAAGCGCAGACCGTCGCGCTGCGGAACCTGCTGCTGAACGGCGGGCTCATCCCGACGAACGACCGGGACCCGGACGCGGACCGCATCGAGCGGGGCGTCGAGGCGCCGGCCCGGTCGGCGGAGTCGTACCGCGACGAGATCCTCGACCCGAAGACGTCTGCTCCGCGGATCCAGCAGATCGGCTACGAGGTCTCGAACCTGCGGATGCTGAACTCCAAGGTCGCCAACGAGAACGGTGACATGGAGACGCTCGACAGCCTCGGTCCGCGCATCTACAAGGAGCGCGTCGGGGGTGGCGCATGACCTGGCATCTCGGCCGCCTGGCCGGATTTGATACGGAAACTACGGGCGTCGACGTCGAGACGGACCGCATCGTCTCCGCTTGCATCGTCGAGGTCGGCGGCAACCAGCCGCCGCTCACGGCGAAGTGGCTGCTGAACCCGAACGTCGACATCCCCGAAGCCGCTTCCGCGGTGCACGGGATCACGACGGAGAAGGCGAAAGCCGAGGGCCAGGACGCGGCCGAGGGGATCGCCGAGTTGGTGGCCGGGCTGACGCAGGTCGTCCTCGCCGGGACCCCCGTCGTCATCATGAACGCCCCGTTCGATCTGACGCTCCTCGATCGGGAGGCACGCAGGTACGGGCTGAAGACGCTCACGGACACCGTCGGCGCCGACCTGCGGGTGGTCGACCCTCGGGTGCTGGACAAGCGGGTCGACCCGTACCGCAAGGGCAAGCGGACGCTGACCGACCTATGCGCCCACTACCGCGTACCGCTGGACGGCGCGCACTCCGCCGACGCGGACGCCATCGCAGCGTGCCGGGTGGCGTGGCGTATCGCCTCTCAGTTCGGGGAGATCGGTAACGCGTTCCTCGACGAGTTGCACGACCAGCAGGAGGACTGGGCTGCCGCGCAGGCGGCTTCGTTCCAGGAGTACCTGCGGAAGAAGGATCAGACCGCCGTGGTCGACGGCACGTGGCCGCTGCGCCTGGTCGGGGGTGAGGCGTGATGTTCGGATTCGTCTCTCGTGACCGTCACGAACAGGCTCTCGCCGCGGAGAGAGCGACCGTTCTCCATCTGACGGGCCGTCTCTCGACCGCGCAGAACGACCTCGCCGCGGTCCGTGCGCAGCTCACCGTCGTCGCCGAGGACGACGTCCGCCGCAAAGCGCTCGCGGCCGCGCTCGGTGAGGACAGGCAGTTCTACACGTGGGAGCAGCTCCTCACCCAGGTCGCCGGCCTGAAGGCGGCGGGCGTGGAGTGGATGGCGACGGCGGGTGAGGAGCGGACTCGGGCGGATGGCTTGCAGTCCGTCATCGACGCGACGCGGGCCCGGCAGACGAAGGCCACGGACGAGGAGTCCCGTCCGGTGGACGGGGGTTCGATGGCGCCGCAGTCGCTGGCGTCGGGGCTGCTCCGGGAGAAGGGGCGCGCGGACAAGCTGGCGGCCGTTGTCGCGGAGCTGACCGCGGCGAACCAGGCCTGCACCTGCGCGGGCGGTGACCCCGAATGAACGAGCAGATCACCGTCGGCGCCGCCATGTTGATGGGCTCGCTGATCGTCGGATTCCTCGCCCTGCGCTGGTACTTCCGGCCGGAGCCCACCGCGAAGCACCGGGCCGCCCGTGTGTGGCTCCGGCCGGTGCAGGCGCTCGTGAAGGAAACGACGCGCTGCCGCTTCGAAGGCCGGGACACCGTGCACGTCCGGACGCGGGTCACGGACGACCTCATCTGCTGGTCGTGCGGCCACATCCACGGCGGTGCCCGATGACCGGGGCTGACGTCGCGAACGTCGCTGTCGTGGTCGGGCTGATCGTCTTGGCCGCAGTCATCTACCGGGCCTGGCTCCGGCCGCCCGTGACCACGCGCGTCACGGTCATCCCCGCCGAACTCACGGAGGCGGACGAGGAGTTCATCGACGAGCTCACCGCCCACCTCCAGGCCTACGGCGCCGCTGTCGCCGACTACTACGACACCGAGGGGACCCCGTGACCACCACCCTCTTCGACCTCACCACCGCAGCACCGCCCGCCGTGGCAGCCGCAGGCCAACCGCTCGTGATCGGCGCCGACCTTTCCCTCCGCTCCACCGGCGTGGCCGGAGCCGAATGGACCGACGCCGTCCGCCCCAAAACCGGCATGACCGGCCACCCCCGCCTCGCCTACCTCATGCAAGAGATCGGCGGGTTCCTCAAGAACGCCGACCTCGTCGTCCTCGAAGGCCCGTCCTACGGCCACGCCGGACAAGGCGGCCACGAGGAACTCGCCGGCCTGCGGGTCATGGTGAGGCACTGGCTATGGCGCCGCGAGATCCCCTACGCGGTGGTCCCGCCGTCCACGCTGAAGCTGTGGTTCGCCGGCGCGGGCAACGCCTCCAAGGGCGGGATGCGGGCGGCGGGCGAGCGCTGGTACGGGCGCACGTTCGAGGGTCCGGCGGCCGCGGATGAGTGCGACGCGTTCGCGCTCGCCGCGGCAGGCTACGCCTGGCTGGGCCTGCCGCTGGCCGTGGTCCCGGAGCGGCACACGGCGGCACTCGGCGGCTGCGCGTGGCCGGAGCGCGAGCAGGCGGTCGCGCAATGAACCACTACACCGGGTCCGTCCCCGACCCCCGACGCGCCGCCGACTGGCGGACACGCGCCGCCTGCCTCGGCCGCTGGGACGAGATGCACCCCGACAACAACGAGCACGACATCGAGCAAGCCAAGAGCATCTGCCGACAGTGCCCCGTGCAAGTGCCCTGCGTCCTCGACGCGCTCCGCACCGGCGACAACGAACACGGCATCCGCGGCGCCATGAAGCCGAGCGAACGCCGCAACATGGCCCGCCAGGTGGCCGCCCGGCAGAAGGCCGAGCGGGCTGCTCGCGGCGAGCCGGAGCCCGCGGTGAAGAAGCCCCGCCCGAAGCGGACGTTCCAAACCCTGTGGGACGAGCGGACGCAGCCCCTGCCCGACGGCCATGTGGGCTGGACCGGGGCCACCCCGATCTCGCTCCAGGGCCGCTACTACACGCCGACGCAGATCGCGTTCCGCATCGACCGGAAGCGGGCCCCGGTCGGGATCGTCCGCCGGACCTGCGCTGTCGACGGGTGCGTACTGCCCGCGCACCTGATGGACCAGCAGGAGCGGGACCAGCAAGACCTGTGCGGTACCCGGCCTGGCTACCAGCGGCATCTGAAGCGTGGCGAGAAGCCGTGCGATCCGTGTCGTCAGGCGAACACGGACGCGGACAACCGGCTGCGGCGCACCGGCACGTCGAAGGTCGCGGCGTGAGCGGCGGCCCGTGGTCCGGCGGTCTCGCGGTGCGGCGAATGGAGCGCGGTCAGACCCCGGTCGCCGATCTCCTCTGCACGCGCTGCGGGTTCCACCGCCGGGTCACGGGCCGCGCCCTCGTCACCGACTACCTGCGCTCGGATCCGATCGACCAGCACCGGGACCAGTGCCCGGCCAAGACCACCTGACCAGCAGACAGCCCCGGCCGCACGAACCGGCCGGCGCCACCCACCAACAGGAGACCACGCCATGAGCATCGAGAACACCCAAACCCCCGCCAGCATGAACCTCACCGCCATGCTCCTCCTCGCCACCGGCGACACCGACGCCGTCATCGGCAACCAGGAACGAGCCGGACAGCGGCAAGTCGTCCACTCCCAGAGCCTGCCCACCACCCTCCACTCCCCGCGTGCCGAGTTCGAAGCCCTCGGCTTCACCTTCGGCGAGCCCGACCGCCACGACCCGCTCTTCGCCCCGGCCACGCTCCCCGAGGGCTGGACACGAGAGGGCTCGGACCACGCCATGTGGTCGTACATCATCGACCCGCAGGGCCGTCGCCGCGCCTCGATCTTCTACAAGGCCGCCTTCTACGACCGCGACGCCTTCATGTCCCTGACCACCGTCTACGGCTACCTCGGCGAGTGCGTCCGCAGCGGTACGCCGATCGCCACAGACGACACGTGGGCCACTCGTGCCGCGGTACGGGAGGCCGCGTTGGCGCACGCCAAGCAGGCCGAAGAGGGCCTCGAAGTGTGGCGGGGCGCCGGTGAACAGCGTGCCCAGGACGGGGCGAGCGCGAAGTACATCGCGCAGTACGCCGGCGAGCTGCAGAAGTGGACTGCAACCGCCGTCGAGTACGCCGACTGACCACCCTCCCGGCGGCCGTCTCCCCGCGGCCCCCACCCCGGCCCGCCCCGCACTTCCCCCAAGGCGGAGCGGGCCCAGACCCCCAGCACGAAGGCCCCGCACCAGTACGGCGCGGGGCCCACAGAGAAGAGAGGAGGACGACGGTGTCAGGACTCGGGAGCGGGAACGCGTTCGATGCCCAGCGCTTCGCAGGCGCGCTCGTAGAAATCGTACGAGACGAGGACAGCCGCCTCCTTGCCGCGGTTGATCAGGATCGTCGGCTCGCCAGCGAAACGGGTGCGCGCGATCACCTCGCCGAGGACGTTACGGGCCTCGGCGATCTTCGCCCGGTGCTCGGTCTGAGTGGTCGCCATCCCCACAGCGTAGCGAACTTGCGACGTTACGCAAGGCAGCGAGTTCGCTTTCTTAGCTATGATGGGCACATGCAGGAATCACAGATCCCCGCTCCGACCGAGCACGCCCGAAGCCTTCCGTTCTCCGATTCTCAGCAGGACAACTGGCCCGGTACCGGCGAATCCGTGGCCTATTGGTTCACCGATGGCGACGGCCAGCCCCTGTACGTCGGAAGCACCGGCGACCTCCAGCGTCGCGCCAGCGAGCACGAGCGCAAGGTCTGGTACCCGCGCGCCACGGAACTCCGCTGGATCTGCTGCGCATCCCGGGCCCAAGCGTTCCGCCTCGAAGGTCAGTTGATCGAGCGCCTCGCCCCGCCCTTCAACGACCGCGAAGTGGCGTGGGAGGAACTGAGGCTTGCCGACCTGGAACTCGTGGCCCACAGGGCACGGGTCCAAAGGCGGAAGGCCGACCAGATCCTTCGGCAGGCCGAGACATTCATGGACATCATCCGGCACTTCGGCCACCCCGAAACGACCACGGTCCGCGAAGTCTTCGGCGCCGACCTCCATCTCGTGCTTCCGAACATGCCCATCGGTAGCGACCCCTGCAACAGCAAGGAGCAAAAGTGACAACCCTCGCGCACCGCCTCACGGCGGGAGAAGCGCGCGCTCTGACCGACGAGATCCAGCAGTCTCAAGAGCGCACCTACGCCCTCCTTCTGCGTGCCCACGAAGGCGAGGCATGGGCCGCTCTCGGATACGAGTCCTGGCGTGACTATGCGACGGCCGAGTTCAACATGTCGCAGTCCCGGGCGTACCAACTGCTCGATCAGGCCCGGGTCGTCCGGTCGATCGAGGCGGCATCCGATTCCACAAATGTGGAACTGCCCAACGAGGCCCAAGCCCGGGAACTCGGCAAGATCCCCGAGGTAGCGCGCACGGAAGTGTGGCACGAGACCCTCGACCGCACTGGCGGACACCCGACCGCCGCAGCCGTCCGCGAGACATACAACGAGAGCTTCAGGGACCAGTCCGGCGCGGATGAGGTCGTCGACGCCGAGATCGTCGACGAGCCGGCCGACCGGCCCGAGCCCTCGAAGCCCAAGCGGCGCCCGCTGCCCGAGGAGTTCGGCAGTGCCGCCCACGACTTCGTCCGCATCGCAGAGCGCCTTGACCGTCTGCGCGGCGACGACCGGTTCATCCGCAACCGGGCTCAGACCCACCACCGGGCTCCCGAAATCGTCCGAGCCCTGGAATCCGTCACTCGACTCGCCGTGGACATGGACCTGCCCTCGGCCCAGACGACGGAAGAGGCCCGCCGCTGGTGGGCGACGAGCCTCAACACGATCAGCGACGCCCTGCGCGACGTCGCCAACTCCCTCAACCAGGAGCAGTAATGAATACCTCCATCGTACCCGCCACCCTCGCCGAGGGTCCTCGCTACAACATCGTCGACATCACCCCCGACCTCGCCAAGAAGTGGCTCGCGCAGAACACCCACAACCGCAACCTCCGCGAGCGCGTCGTCAACGGATACGCCGCCGACATGCGCGACGGGAACTGGGTCGAGGACGGCCAGAGCATCAAGTTCTCCAAGGGCGACGTCGTACTCCTCGACACCCCGCCCATCGTCGGCGGCCCGCTCCTCGACGGACAGCACCGGCTGTCCGCCATCGCCGCTGCGGGCGTCCCCGTCCGCATGCTCGTCGTCTCCAACCTCGACGACGCCACGCAGGAAACGATGGACACCGGCGCCAAGCGCAGCCTCGCCGACGTCCTCAAACTGCGGGGCGAGGAGCGCTACGTCCCGCTGGCCGCGGTCATGCTGCGTGTCTACCTGTGGGACGTCCAGGGCCAGCGACGCAGCATGAAGGCCGACCGCGCCCGGCCCACCCACCGCCAGCTCCTCCACTTCCTCGACGCACACCCCGAGCTGCGCCGCTCCGCCGAGATCGGCTCCCGCGTACGGAACACCGTCAGCATCTCTTCCAGCACCGCGGGGCTGTGCCACTGGCTGTTCAGCCGGATCGACCAGAGCGACTGCGCCTTCTTCTTCGCCCGCCTCACCGACGGCGCCGGCCTCGACACCGATGACCCGATCTACGCCCTGCGGCGGGTGGCGGAGAACTTCGCCAAGGACAAGGGGCGCATCGGCGAGGAGCACATGACGGCCCTGGTCATCAAGGGCTGGAACGCCTACCGCGAGGGCCGTCAGGTCCGGCTCCTCACGTACAAGCCGGGCGGCGCCACCCCGGAGACGTACCCCGAGCCCAAGTAGCACCACCCGCGGGGCCGTCCATGTGACGGCCCCGCCCGGCTCACCGTCAACATCGCAGAAAGAAGCACGAGTTGAGCACAGACGAGCAGGAGACCCGAGCCCCCGGCAGCGTGCCGGTGGCCTACGGCAACGCCCTCTCGTGGAAGTGGACGCGCCAGATGTCCGCCTACCTACGACGGTCCGGCCTGCCCCTGCTCCTGTGCCAGCTCCGCAACCTCGCCGCCGCGTCCGGCGAGATCGCTTTCAACGGCGACCGAAAGCCCATCCGTATCCAGGACATCGCCAAGGCGGCGTGCTGCGACGAGAAGGACGCCCGCCGCTACATGGACGCCGCGATCCGGGCCGGCGTCGTCCGTGTCCTCGGCGAGCGGAAGCGGGGCAAGGCGACCCGGTACGCGCTCATCGTGTCGCCGTTCCCGGACTGGCAGGCCGCTGAGGACTACCTCCGCGGGACCGCCCGGAAGCGGACTCCGCAGTGGGATCAGTCCGCCGAAAGTTCCGGGGACAGCGCCCCGTATGAGTTCGGGGGACAGCGCCCGGAACTTACCGCCGGTACGCCGGAAGAAGTTCCGGGGACAGCGCCCCGTATGAGTTCGGGGGACAGCGCCCGGAACGGTTCGGGGGACAGCGCCCCGAACAACCCAGGGGGGTTCCCAGGGATTACCCAAGAACGGGCTGAGGTCGGTTTCCAACCTCAGGTAGTAGGCGCTCCCGAAAGACGCATCGAGATCCAGGAAGACCCAGACGACCACACCACGTGGCACCACTGCGCGGTCTGCGAGCGGCCGATCCTTCCCGACCCGAGACGGCCCGGCCGCACCGTCCACGCCCGCTGCGAACACCGCGAGAGGACCGCCTCATGAACCCGTACGAGCGCCTCATGCAGGAAGCCATCCCTGTACGCCCTCCACGGCCCTCCACGGCCCCGTGGACGCCCGAGGAGCAGGCGCAGCACCGGACGGACCTCCTCGACGCTCTCAGCGGCTGGCAGTGGGCCGACGACAGCCGCCTTTCCGCCCGACGTCGCCACCTCCGACTCATCCGCCAAGCCGACGCCGCCTGACCCCGTCCCGCCACCCACCCACCCCGACACACCGAAAGCGCAGGCCACACCGCCATGACTGACCCGACCGACGGCCCGCCCACCGCCCACGTCCGCTACGCCTACAGCCCCAGGCAGGGCGCCAACAGCCGCGGCAGCTACCACCTGCTGATGAACCAGCCGCTCAACAGCGGCCGCCTCCACCGCGACACCGGCGACGTCCTGTGCCAGCCGAACCGCGACTTCTGGGGACTGGAGCCCCGCCCCGAGGTCACCGCCGACTGCACGGCGTGCGTCCGCCTCGCCGAACGCCACGGCATCACCACCGTCCAGACCTACCCGTCCCGAAGGAACTGACCATGTCTGACACCGCCCGCGCAGCGATGACCTCCGGACTCACCGTCACCATCGACGGCCAGCCCGTCCCCCTCGACGACTGCGGATGGATCCAACGCCGACCCTGCGGCTGCATCGTCTCCGCCCTCGTCGCGGTCGTCGACGGTGACGGCGGCTGGGTCCTCGCCACCGCCGAGCAGGCACTCCAGCACCTGCTGCCGCGCAAGCGCAGTCGCGACAGGGCCGACAGCGAGGGCCTGCGCATGGAGCTGATCACGATGGATTACTACCGCCAGAACATCGGCGCCAACTGGGAGTGCGAGCAGCACGCCAAGGGGGCGCAGCAGTGAGCGACGGCCTGACCCTCGACGAGCTGCGCACCGAACTCCGGCACCTTGTCGCCCTCGCCGACAGCGCGGAGCGCCCGAAGCCGGACGTGATCAACCCGCCCGACCACAGCATGGCCGGACACGAATGGCGCGTCATGCAGGAAGCGCCCTACGCCTCCAGGCAGCCGCTGTGGGTCATCCGCACCGTCGACGAGACGGAGACCCGAGACGCCGTCTACGTCGCCCAGCCGGACCCCTACGTGACCTACGACTGGGAGCGGCAGCTCGACTTCGTGCCCATGAGCCCGCTCGGTGCCCGCCGTCTCGCGATGGCGCTGCTCGCCGCCGCAGACCGGGCCGACCATCTCGCCGCCGACTGGTTCGACCGGTACGACGTCGACTCCGCACGCGAGCTACGCCGCCTGGCCGACGAGGCGCCGCAGCCCCAGCCCGCCCCGCCCGTCGACCGCTGCATCCACGTCAAAGCCATCCACGACACCCACCACCACACGCCCGTCACCGGATGCCCCTGGTGCACGGCCGCGGCGGCCACTGGCACAGAGGCCTGACCCATGGACGAACCCGTCGCGAACCCCGACAACTGGATGACCCAGCCCGACGAGACCTGCCCCGGATGCGGCAGCCAGGGCAACCGGCGCATCTCCATCGACACCGACTGCCCGCGCTTCATGCAGGGCGGACGGCTCATGGCCTGCATGGGCTGCGGGAACGCCGTCCGCTTCGACTGCCGGGCCCCGGACGAGGACGGCGATCTGCTGGAGGAAGGCTGCGGCTGGTGGTTCCAGTACCCGCTGCACGAGCAGGCGGCGAGCCGGGCCTCGATGGGGCAGGCGCCGCTGTGGGACTACGCGAGGTACCAGCTGTGACCGGCCCGCAGTTCGGTGAGGCGGTGGACGTTCTGTTCGTCACCTGCCGCGCCCTCGCCTACTGGATCGCGATCCTGTCGTTCGCCGCGACGGTGGTGTGCGTCGTCGTGGTGGCGGGCGTCGCGTGGGCGTGGCGACGGGCATGGCGGGCCCTCAGCGGCCGTCTGCGGCCCGAACCCCCGGCGGAGGCCCCTCGCTGCTCCCGTCCCCGGAACGGGCCGCAGAAGCCCGCCCAGCCAATCCGACACCACACAAGGCCACCTGAGGCGACGGCAGGGGCTCGGACCACCCGAGCCCCACCCGCGCCACCACAACCCCGCACACGCCCACACAGCGCCCAAGAGAGGCATCCATGCCCGACGCCGACCCCACCATCACCGACCTCCGCCGCGAACTGGAGAAGGCCCGACTCGCGTTGATCGACGCCCAGTCCCACCTCGCCTCGCACGCCGAGGCCAACGCGGCACTGCACTGCGCCACGACCGTCATGTACTCCCCGCTGCACGCCAAGGTCACCAACACCATCGCGGGCATCGAACACGCCCTCGCCCGCACCGACCAGCCCAACGTGCCCACCCTCAACAGCCAGAGCAGCGACGGCGTATGGGCCGCGCTCGCCGCCGACCTCGACCGCTGCCGCCACGGCCGCCACGAAGGCGACCCCTGCGGCCCCGCCGACGACTGCAACGGCACCTCCACAGGTAACCCATGGCTGCGTCCCGGCATGGTCATCGGCCACGACCGGCACGGCAACGAGATCGTCATGCCCGACCGCGACTACAAGCACGACCCCGCCGCCTGGCGCACCCGACCGGGAGACGGAACGCCGTCGTGACCGGCGTCGACTGGGGCTGGGTCGCCGCCGTCGCGGTCATCGTCAGCCCGTTCGCCTACTGCGCCCTCACCACCATCCGGCGGGGCGGGCGCGCCCTCACCCGAACCGTCCGCAACCGGAGGACTCGATGACCGACACCCCGACCCCCGCCATCGGCCAAATCTGGCAGGACAACGACCCCCGCAGCTACGGCCGCAAGCTCCGCATCGTCGAACTCACCGACACCCACGCGATCGTCGAACTGCACCAGCCCCGGCTGCCCGTCAGCAGCGCCAAGCCCGGCCGCCGCACCCGCATCCGCCTCGACCGCCTCCGCCCCACCAGCACCGGCTACCGGTACATCAGCGGAGGCGAGCAGCGATGACCGGACCGTCGTCCACACCCCGAGGCGAGCACGCCGGCACACCCGGGGCCACGTGGGAGCAGCACCTCATCCGCACCGAGACCGTCATCGCCGACGACACCCCAGACCCCACACCGAACCGCGCCACCCGACGCGCCATGGAACGTGCAGCACGAAGGAAGCAGCGATGACCCACCGCCACACCGCCGACACCATCACCGACGAAGCACTCGACCACCTGTACACCGACCGCGACCAGGCCCGCCAGCGCGCCGCCGACGCCTACGGCCAACGCGACCGCCTCCGCCACCGCATCGCCGCCCTCGCCGAACGCTGGCAACTCCCCGGCCACATCTCCATGCCCGACGCGGCAGCCGAGATCGCCGACGCTCTCGACCGCGAGAAGTGGGCGCCCGTGCCCGACCAGCTCGCCCGCGTCCGCGCCCTCCGCGACCAGTGGCTGCTCACGACCCTCGAACCCGGCCAAGTCCGCCGACTCCTCGACCAACTCACCCACGCCATCGACGGGGAGCAACCGTGATCCGAGACCCCGACGCCCTCCGCACCGTCTGGCTGTTCGGCAAGCCCTACTGGTGGAACCGCGACGACGGACGCCTCACCCTCCAACCCGCCGCATGGATCAAGGAACAGCCGTGACCGCCGTCGTCCCGTGCAGCAGCAAAGGCCGCCCCGGCTGGATCAAGACCGTCAAGGGCGGCCGCTACGAATGCGTGCGCTGCGGACGTCAGTGGCCGATGAGCCAGGGCAGCAGCCACCCGACCTGACGAACGCCCGGGGCGTAGCCCGGACACGCCGCGGCCCGCTGCTCCATACCGCGAAGCAGCGGGCCGGGCATCCCCAAGGTGGCCCCTCACGGGGTGCGGCAGACGCTACGCCCGGGTGATCACCACGTCCAGACCCCGAGGCCGGCTACTCGGCGGGGTCCTCGGTCTCATGCCGGACCGCGCGCTTCACCGCGGCCTCCACCTCGAACCGGTTGCCCTTGATCGCCGTCGCATGCGCGGTGATCGCAGCCTGCACCCGGGCGGCCGCCTCCCGCCACACCAGCCGCTGCGCATCACGCTCTACGTCACCCAGCCCAGCCATCCGGGCACGCGCTGTCTCGGCGGCACGTTCGAGGTTGATCAGATCATCGGGAAGGTCCACGCCGGTGATCATAAACGCGAGCACGGCAACGCCCCCGGCCCGGCACGCGGGACACGGGGCGCAGCAAGGGCCGCTACTCGGCGGTCACCAGACAAGCCCGATACTCGGCCTCACCCTCGATCCGATATCGACTCACGGCAGCCTGCGAGATGCCCAGCGTCTTGGCGATCTCCCGCGTCGTAACGCCCATCTCGACTGCCCGGTACACGCTCCTCTTGAACGCGGCGCGAGCGGCCCGAGTGTCCTTGATGCCCTGGCGAACCTCCTCGAACAAGGCTTGCCGCACGTGCGGCGGCCACTCGACGCGCTTCCGGTACGCCATAGCGCTACTCCTCCACCCTTGCCCCGCCGCCGCGCCCCGCATACTCGCCCGCCGCCGTGTAGTTCCGGAACGCGTCCTGCACAGCGCTCGGCTTGATCTCAAGGCGCGCCGCGATCTGCCGGTACGACAAGCCGCCCTCAAGGTGAAGGCGCCGGATCAAGCGTGTGCGCTCCTGCGCCCATGCCTTGTTGCGCGTCACCTGCTCGGCCATGATCCGGCTCTTCGCCTTCACCCGCTGCTCCTCGTCAGCGATCTCTTCGACCGCGTCAAGCGCGTCCGTCACCCGGCGCACCTCCTCTTCGCCCATTCCGGCCCCTTCGTCCGCCGGGCCGCTTGCCATGGACTGTAGGTGCCACCTACAGTCGAGAGCAAGCAGTCCGCACTGCTGATGCACAACGGCCCGGACAGGAGTTCGCACCTCCCGTCCGGGCCAGCCATCCACCTGCTTCACCAGGAGGAACAGCCGTGACCCACGGTATCCGCACCACCCCCATGCAGCCCAGCCCCGAGGCGCTCGCCGAGGCCGCGCACCTCACCCACCTCGCCGGCCTCCTCTACGCCAACGCCGCGGCCGACGCCGAACAGCAGGGCGACGAGCACCGCGCCCGGGACCTGTGGCAGCGCGCCGACCAGAACCTGACGGCCGCCGGCGCGGTGGCGGCATGAGCGAGCAGCCCACCCCCACAGACGACACCACCCGCGCACTCCTCATCCTCCTCGCCGACCGCATCAACGCCGTCAACCCCAACGAACCCATGACCGAGGAAGCCCGACTCGACCTCTGCGCCGAACTCACCGACGGAGACGAGCCCCACCACAGCACCCTCCGCGGCCTGTCCTACGAACCGCACCGCACCAGCACCCGCGCCGAGTACGCGGCACGGCTGCGCACCCGGGCCGGCGTCCGCTGATGGGCCGCCTCGGCAACCTGTTCGGCGGCAACGACCGCCAGCTCGCCAAGACGAAGTACCCCGACCGCGAGTCCGCCAGCCAGACGGCCGCCCGCAAGCGCAGAGAGGGCCACCGCGCCCGCGTCTTCCGCGACGGCGACCAAGCCGGTCAACGCTTCCGCGGCCGCCGCGACTGGACCTGACCCCACCGCCCGCCGCCCCGAGCTAATTTCCCCCCGCTCGGGGCGGCCCCATC